CGAGATGCAGAGGTGATTTATGATACAATTCGAGAGTTGATTTTGGCTTGCACGTTTGGTGAAGTGGACACCAACGATACCCCTTCGGCAGATATTGCATATTTTTTCATTCAGCTTCGGATTCAGTCTGTTGGTGCTGAGTTAAAATTTAGCATGAAGTGTTCGAGTTGTGGCGAAGATGTTATCATTAACTACAGTCTTGAAAATTTGTCTGTTGATATGAAAAATTATACAGACACCATCATGCTTGATGAGACGACTGGTATGAAGTTTAGAATACCTTCTCTGTCGGATGCACACGATCTCGACACATCTTCCATTGATTCTGTGTTGAAACTTCTTCACAATATTTTGGTTATTGTGTTTGACTCCGAACAAGTTTATGATAAGAGCGATTACACCTTCGACGAATTTAAAGAATGGATTGAGGGGTTCAATGATGAACAGCTTGAGAAAATTCTCAAATGGGTGAATAATATCCCAGAACTTCGACATGAACTGAATTTCACTTGTAACCATTGTAAACAACCTAACCGCAGACTCTTGGAGGGTCTGCATGCCTTTTTTCGTCTTGGGGATGACTCATGAATCCCTTGAGAACTATTACAGATTGAACACCAAACTCAGTATGAGATTTGGATATGATTTTGAAACACTCGAAGAGATGTTTCCCTTTGAAAGAGAAATATACTATGCACTGATTATCGAAGACCTCGAAAAGAAAGCCAAAGATGCCGCTTCCTAATGTATCACCGACAACGCCAATGCGTGGAGTCAATGCCGTTGACTATCAAGCAACACGACTTGCATTAACACTAGATAAGACCAATTCTAAATTTGCTGAATTTATGGCAGATTTAGCTATTCGGCTTGAGTCCGTTGTGTCTCCATCTTTGGCTGTGAAGTCGAGTGTGTATGAAACTTTTGGAAACAATTTTGTTACCAGAAGCGGAATGGCGATAATGGATTCTGTAATGGATGCCACTGAGGGGATTTTCGGAACTAAGGAAGATGAAAAGGAAAAGGAACGCGATCCATTGCTTGAGGCAATTGGTAACCAGACGAAGTTATTGATTGAATTGATAGACGTTGTTAAGGGTAAGGTTCGACTGTCTCCTTCTCTTGAACTCGATTCTGAAGGAGAACAGTTTTCTGAAATCGTTGATGTGTTGAAGAAGATTTTAGAAAAAGATTGTTGTGATGATACGGAAATGAGTGGTCGCTTAGATAAGTTGATCGAGAAGGTGCAACTTATTGTCGATGCGATATATGGAAAACGACGAGAAGATGTAGATCAAGTTGAACAAAAACATATATCAACCACAAAAAAGACCTTGGTTGAGACGGAAAAGAGACAACTTCTTGCATTGAATAACATTTCTAAGATTTTAGTTTCCCATACTAAAATCTTAGAAAAAATGCCTTCGGAAAAAATCTCAACAATCGAAGATGTTTTTGAGTCGTCAACTAAAAAGAAAGTCGATGATTTCATTGACGTTGAGTCGAGGGTCGTCACAGAGACTGAAGTTAGTGAATCTGACTCAAAAAATAAAAAATCTGGAATGTTGGATTCAATGGCAAAGGTTGTCACTGAAATAATTCGACATATTGGTGCATTTGGTTCTGCTATTTCAAAAACAATAGAAGTTATTAAGAATGCGATCTCTTCAGTCTTTGGGGGGGTTAAGAATGGTGTCGGAAAGGTCGCAAAAGCTATTCCAAAATTTCTAACAGGGAAGATTGGTAAAGTTGCGACTGCATTGGGGTTGGGTGTTGGTGCATACCAAAGTGCTAAGACAATTCCAGATGACATTGCATCGTTACCGACTTCGAGCGAACATGAATCGAATACAATTGATGTTGATGTTCCGCGAGTAGAATATAAAAAAGTTCCCCCAGTAACAGGTAAACCAAAACTTCCTGATGTTGATCCAGTAACAGGTAAACCAACTTTAGATACAAAGAAACTTCCTGATGTTGATCCAGTAACAGGTAAACCAAAACTTCCTGATGTTGATCCAGTAACAGGTAAACCAAAACTTCCTGATGTTGATCCAGTAACAGGTAAACCAACTTTAGATACAAAGAAACTTCCTGATGTTGATGTTCCGCGAGTAGAATATAAAAAAGTTCCTCCAGTAACCGATACAAAGAAACTTCCTGATGTTGACAGAAAGAGCCCAAATGATTTTATTGATGTTGAGTCAAGAGTCGTAACTGAGACTGACCCTAGAAAGAAAGTTCCTGATGTTGATCCAGTAACAGGTAAACCAACTTTAGATACAAAGAAACTTCCTGATGTTGATCCAGTAACAGGTAAACCAACTTTAGATACAAAGAAAGTTCCTGATGTCGATGTTCCAAAAAAGTCTGGTGGAATATTGTCTAAAATTGGTAAGGGTGTTAGTAAGGGTATGCGATTTATTCCGGGAATTGGCTTAGTCGTTGCTGGAGCAGATGCTGCATATTCTGCATTCGATGGGGTAAAGGATTCTGGTAAAATATTTGGAACGGAATCCACAAGTCTGTCTCAAGACGTTTCTGCTGGTATTGGTGGAGTTGCCGAAAGTTTAAGTTTTGGTCTATTGGATAAAGAGTCTATTGCACAAAAAACGCATAATCTGTATAAGTCCGTGACGGAAACGACTCCAAACAAGCAACATGAGATAGAACGGCTTGAGAAGAAAATTGAAGAGACGAAGACCGAAACGAAGGTTGCTTCATCTACTTCCCCTGTGGTTGTAAACAACGTCACAAACAACTCACAGTCGTTCATGTCTTCAAGAAAATATATTGAAAATAGCGATGCTTCCTATCGCCGGTATATTGACAGTGTGTTCAAAACGTGTTAAACTTCGGGTTCTGAAAGGGACCAATGGATAAACTCTTTGTAATTGTATTTGGACTTCTGATTCACTTTGATTATTGGATTTTTTTAATCCCTTGTCTTATTCTTGAGTCAATTTCTACACTAATGATTGTTATGTATGGGACTGTTGGTCGAGTCATCATGACTCCATTTCAAGTCTTTTTTAACATCTTTGTTCGTTTGATTTTGTTTGGCATCGCCCTAACAAGCGAAGGGTCTAATATCACTACCGTGGTATTGGGTCTTTCTGCTCTTGCTCTTTGTTTTTATCTTTTCGCAATGTCTTTAAAATTTTTCAATGAAAGTGAGCAATCATGACTATCATCAATACCAACCAAATGAATCTGCCATCCGACCCCGCTGTTCGTAAAGAAATTCGGGCTTTCTTGGATGAAATCTCCGGTTCTTATACCAGAATGGATGCCGAAAAAGATTTGGTCAAAGAAGCTATCAAAGATGCTTCTGACAAATATCAAATCCCAAAGAAACTCTTGACTAAACTGACCAAGGCATATCATAAGTCCAGCTTTGCTTCTGTCTTGAATGAGAACGAAGACTTTGAAGCGTTGGTTGAAGCAATTGTTCCCCAAGAAACAGAATGATTGTTCTTGACTACTCTGGTATCGCAATCGCGTCTATTTTGGGATACGATTCCAAATTAGAGGGTAGTCTTGACGAGAATAAGAATCTTGTGCGTCACGTAATTCTCAGTAAGATTCGTGACTACAAGAGGCGATTCTCAAAAGAATACGGAAACGAGATTGTGATTGCATGTGATGGCGGGGACTACTGGCGAAAGAAGGTATTTCCCCACTACAAAGCGTCTCGAAAGAAAAATCGAGAAAATTCAGACATCCCTTGGGATATGGTATACCAGTGTATGGATGATTCGTTGGACGTTCTTCGGAACTTCTTTCCATATAAGGTCATTAAAGTATCTGGTGCCGAAGCCGATGATGTGATGTTTGTTATGTCTGATGTGGTGTGTAAACAGCGAGGAACTGTTGTTGGAATTGAAAGTGAAGTTGTTGGAGAGAAGTGCTTGGTCATTTCTTCCGACAAGGATATGATTCAATTGCATTCCAATACAACCAGACTTTATTCCCCATATAAGGAAACGTATGCAACATTCCAACCCGGAGAAACAGCCAAGTCATTTTTGCGAAAGTTGATTCTGACTGGAGATACTGGGGATGGTATTCCAAACGTATTTTCTCCGGCATCAACTTTGGTTGATGGTATTCGGCAGAAGGCAGCAACTGAAAAGAAAATGAAGCCAATCTTGGAATCATCTGACCTAATTTCAGGGACAGATGATCCTGATGTCAAAAAGCGCATCGTTGAAAACGCCCGCTTGATTTCATTTAAATTCGTCCCAACAGAGATTGTAAATTCCATCATCGACTCATACAACGAACCGATTGAGGGAACCATAATGGCTGCATATGAATGGATGGCTGCAAACAACATGAAACTTTTAATGAACGATATTGAGGCGTTTTAATGACAGTGATTCAAAGTAAAAAATTCTTGAGTGAAATTCTTGATGAGGCTAACAAGGCAGACTCCCCATCAAAGGTGCTTTCAGAGGCCATTAAAGCCGATGGGAGGGTCATGGCAATGCTTGGGTATCTGGCTAACCCAAAATTCAAATTAGACTTCCCTGAAGGCTTTCCACCATACAGACAGACCGATGATGCTCTTGGGACAACCACTCTCGATTGTTTGAGATTGAAGGACAAAATGTATGTTTTGTTCAATACCCAAACACCAAGACGTAGGCGAGAAGAGATTTTTATTCAGTGGCTTGAACAGATGGCTGAACCAGAAGCAAAAGTTTTGGTGGCAATCAAGGATAAGAGTTTGGTTGAGTTCTATCCCAATTTGACCGAATATGTTGTGGTGGATGGGCTTGGTTGGAGTCACGAAGAATACAACAAACTGAAAGCCTAAGTAGTTGAGTAAAATCAACATTTAGGGCGGTCATGTTTGGAACCCCATTCTATCACGGAGTAACCCGAAAGATCATCATTGCATTTGGTGATCTTTTTGGGAACATTACAATCGAAAGATGTAATAACGCAGGAATCGTTGAACAAACGATTCCTGTTCCTGTTTCTTATGGAAATCGGGAGAAGTGGTATGTCCGTCTTACCGAAGAACCGAACTTCGATAAAAAGGTTGCAATAACTCTTCCTCGAATTGGCTTTGAGATGCTTGGCATTTCTTATGACCCAGAGCGCAAACTCAACAAGCTAACAACACTTAGAACTTGTGGAGTGAACTCAATGGGTGAAGTCAATAAGGCTTTTGCTCCAGTTCCTTACAACGTAGACTTCAATGTCTACGTTTATACGAAAACCCAAGATGATGGTCTTCGCATCATTGAGCAGATCATTCCGTTCTTTACACCAAGCTACACACTGAGCGTCAACACATATCCAGATTTGAACATTGTTCAGGATATTCCATTCAATTTGAACAGTGTCAATCTAAGTGACTCGTTTGATGGCCCTACAGAGACTCGACGTGAAATTATTTGGACATTGAGTTTCACTGCCAAAGCAGAGTATATGGGTCCGATAAAGAAAAATGACCCTGCCGAAGTTATTCTTCATACCCGAGTCAAGATTGATCCGAGTGGTGAAACAGGACGACAAATCAATACTGATGTTGTTGGTGATCCAGCAAACGATTTTACAATCATTGAAGATTATTTCGACATACCGCTTCCAATCGTAAACGATCCTCCAGTTGGGTTCTTCCAGTTTGAAGAATCTGGAGACTATATATTGGATGAAGATGGTGGAACACTAAAGCAGGAAAGCTAAATGGCAAACAAAAAAGTATCACAACTGGTGGAGCATACCACACTGACAGACAATGACACAATGTATGTTGTGTCTGGAATTGCATCCAAGAAAGTCCGGGTTGGGACGATTAAGAGTTACGTTACTGGTGCAGTTGACTTCGCTCCGATTCAAGCAAGCATTGCAACACAAGTCGCAACACTAAACAATCGAATCACCAACGATATTGCTGGGGTCAATGCATCAAAACAGGCAACTCTAACTGCTGGCACAAACATCACGATTTCCCCAACCAATGTGATTAGTGCTACTGGTGGAGGTTCTGTTGATTTGACCCCACTCGAATCTCGTGTGACCGCACTTGAGGGTGGTAAACAGAATACATTGGTTGCAGGTTCCAACATCACTATTATTGGAAACACCATTAGTGCTTCTTCTGGTGGCGGTGGCGGTTCATCTTTGCCTGAACCAATCATCATTCCTTGTGGATATTTCACCCAAGCATTCCCAACATCACCCACTCTTGTTGGTCACCAAATGTATATCGGCAACATTGCTTTTAATCGAGCAAATATGAGGGTTACTCTTGCCGAACCATTGGATATTTCTTCAACGGACATAATTTACATCGACATTGAAGTCGTCAACACCTTGACTGGAGCTTCTGTTGAAGTTATTCCCGGAGTTGAGTTGCCTGGATTTTTCCGATACCATGAAGTTCAGAACTATGCGTTTTCGACCATGATTTTTCCCGGAATGCACTCATTCAGAGTCACGGCATATGCATCTTCGGCTGGAACAATTGCTCGTGGTCTGAATGTCTATTTTGATGGAATGAATACGATTTAACGACCATTCCCGCCGTAGCGACATACCCATTGTGCTCGACCCGGATCGTAGACTCCATTGATGTGCGTTGCGGTTGAGCAAATGTCATTTACATGTGGTTGATGGATGATGTTTGTTCCATGTCCGGGAACGACAATGATATGTGGTGCTGGCGCAGGTGGGTATCCGTTTTGATATACGGGTTGAGGTTGTTCGTGATTCCCTCGAAGAGCATATCCAATGATACCACCAACGATTGCTGCTTGTCCCTCTGACAATGCAAATGCTGGAGTCGAAGAAAGAACGGCAAGAGTGAGTAGAAGTTTTTTCATGATTTTTCCTAAAGTCTGAATTTTACCAACTATTTAGAATCCAGTCAAGAAATTTTGGTAAATAGTTTAGAAGAATTTTGGAGAAGGCAATGCCTATTCTGTATCCACTCGAACTTGATGAGTTCAATAATCCCGCACCAAACAGTAATCTGAATGACATTGGGGTTGTTCACAGCGAACAACACTCAAATGCAAACGATGCCATTGAAGCATTGCAGAGGAAAGTTGGTATTACTGGGTCGCCAGACCCAAGCACAATTGATTACAAAATCAGAGCACTTATGCTGGCGACCGGAAGTGGGCCAGTAATCAGCACTGACCCAGAAAACCAATTGGTTCTTGGAACCGATGGTGGTATTTATATGGCAAACCCACAGTTAGCTTCTGCTAACTGGTAACAAAGGAAAATAAAATGGCAGCATATCAACTTTTCAAGGAATTAGCACTTCCATCAACTCTTGTTGCGAACAGTATCTATCTGATTGCACCTTCAACCGACCCAGATTTGGTTGAAATTTATGTAACGGGAACCAACGCAACCGTTGTTAAGCATGCACTGAACAAAGCAGACGTTCAGGCAATGATTAACACAACGGTTGCTGGTGCAAACGAACTGTATGTTGTTAATGACATTGCAGAACGAGATGCATTGAACGTACCGACTCCAATGACGGTATCTAAGTTCGTATTTGTTGCAAATGCAACAGCGGATACGACTGTTGCTTCTGGTGGCGCAACTTATATTTGGAATCAACTGACTCAAGTTTGGATTAAGATCAGTGAGTCCGAAAGTATGGATTTGATCCTTCAGTGGAGCAATATCCAAAACAAACCAACATCAACTGTTGCTGCAATTGACGATGCTGTCTCCAAGGCTCACGTCCACACCAATGATGCAGTTGTTCAACAACTCGGACAAGATGGTGGTGGAAATTTGACTTTCAACGGACAGAATGTGATGTCTTGGTCAAGCACTGGTTGGTAATATGGCCGCTTTGTATTTCCGTAAAGAGGTAGGGACGCTCCCAGCAACACTAACAGCAAATACAATTTATGCTGTTCGTCGAAGCACTGGATTCGATCTCTATATCACTGATTCATTGGGCATTGTTGCACACAAAATCAACAATACCGATGACCCTCTCAAAAGTCCAGTTTTCACATACAGTTCTGGACTATTGACTGGAATTACGTATTCAGATGGTTCAACAAAAATCTTTACCTATGTATCTGGTCAGTTGAGTCAAATTGATCTAATCAAGGGGACGACAACCACTCGAAAGACTTTTTCTTACACTGGCGACCAACTGGATTCTATCACCGAAACAACCTTTTAACAATTGGAATTGATTATGACTACACCGAGCTTAACTCAAGAATGTCTTATTGCTCAAATGGGCCAAGAAATTGGCTCACTGCTCCGATGCATTATTCAACAAGAAATCCAATCACACATGGACAGAATCAATCAGCTACAAAACATTTTGCAGACTGGTCCATGTGTCACTGAAACACCGCCAACGGTAAGTAATACTGAAGGCGTGCCTTTATCTGGTTCGCAATGACCAGACAGGGAATGGTTCCCTGACTCACAGTTGCAGAAGTTAACTTTAAGGAAATTTAGATGTCTTATATTCAAACTCTCGAATGCTTGGTTGATGGCCTTGGTCAAGCAACCGGCGAAGCAATCCGCACCGAAATTAACAACCTGTTGGGCATGCCTAACATTGACCTGAGCGCACTGCAACAAGCCGTTGCTGCTATTCAGTCTCTGCTGGACAGCGATCCTTCTACTGAAGGCTTCCAAACCGGCCAAAACATCATCACCCAACTGGTTGCTCTGGGTAACCGTTTGGATGCTCTGGAGAACAGCACTGTTGTTGCTCAACTGCAAGTTCTGGTTAACAGCATCAACGTGGCCTTGGCTGCTGAAGTTGCTGACCGTCAAGCTGCTGACCAACTGTTGCAAGATGCTATCTCCAACTTGTCCGGTCAAATCGAAAACCTGCAAAGCCAAGTTAGCGTTCTGAACCAGACTGGTGGCGAGTGTGATTGTGCTGCCATTGCTGCCCAAATCTCTGGTCTGGAAACCGCAATTGCTAACCTGACTGGCACCGATGCCGCACAAGCTGCACAAATCGCTGGTCTGCAAACCCAATTGGCGACCCTTTCCGGTCAAGTCGCTGCTGCTGCTGCCGCTGCCGCTGCTGCTGAAGCATCTGCTGCTGCCGCTTTGGCTGCTGCTAACAGTGCTACTGCTGGTGTTGCTACCCTGCAAACCGCTGTTGCTGCTCTGGACAGCCGTGAGACTGAGCGTCACAACGGTCATGGTACCCGCCTGACCGCATTGGAAGCATTCCAAACCGAAGTTAACTCTGCTGATTGCGTGGCCTTGGTTGCTCGCTTCCGCACTGGTATCTCTGCTGGCTTGGCTGCCTGATAAGGGAACAAGATGACCAATCTCGCCATGCCAAACACTCCGGTCTATAAGGCACGAGAAGAAGTGTGTAATAAATGCGAACATCGCATTGAGCGAACTGTGTTGGGATTGGTCATCCCCGTTTGTGGGGTCTGTAAATGTCCCCTAAAAACCAAATGTATGTCTGGGCCGTGTCCCAAAAACAAATGGTGAAAATGCCCCGGTTTCGGGGCTTTTTTTCGCCTAAGTAAAACAATGGCTATATTCGGCCAAACCTTTATTTGGATGACGACATGGCAACTTTTACCATCACGACAACAAAGTACATCACTGAACTGACTGCAAAGACGGGAACGGACACTTACAACATTGATGCAGGAACTCTAATCATTGATGCTGATTCAAGATACGCTCCCAATGCAACCCCAACAACCGGCCCGCTTGGAAACTTGACCGTCAGTTCAACCCTTGGTGGGGTTCTTAACGTAACCACTGAATTCACAAAAATGCTTCCATTCGATAGTGGAAGCGGAACTGTTCCAGCGTACGGGACAGTGATTTCTTCTGGAACCGCATCTGGCGTATTGCTAAACGTAATGTCGGATCGAATGGGCGGCACTCAATATGCTTCTGGTCTTGCAATGCCAGCTACTGGTTGGTTGAAACTGCGCGTAACTGTCCCCGGATTTCCAGTAGGTGCATTGACCGGCATTTCTGCAAATGCAACAGGAAGTGAAGAACAATCTTGGATTAACTTGGTGGGGGTAAAAGATCGTCTCCACACCCATTCTCGCCTTGGAACCATGTTTTTCCGTGGAGACTGGGTTGATGTTGGAGTGACCAGCGGGGCTCGTGGACAAACTATTCAATTGCCTCACTTCACGGCAGACTCTCGCACAGACTATCCCGGCATTGAAATTGAAACTGCTCCCGGTTCTGGAGTTTATCAGTTCTGGCCCAATGCTGGTCAGTATTTCAGCACAACGAATTGTTCAACAGATACTCGCAGTAGTTTTGTTTACATTTCAACGACTGGTGTTGTTACCATTGGTACCGGATTAGATACACTTCCTTGCGGTCACCTTCCAGATGCTGGATGCAATGTTCGTATTCCGTCTATTATCCTTCAAGAATGTGATATAACCAACTTGCAAACAACAGTTGAGCCATGGAGAAACATGGGCAATCGTTATGAATCAAGTTTTACAAACGCCGGTCTATGTGATATTCGTAATGTAACAGGAACTTGGTATTGGAACATTCTCCAACCTTATTCTTGCTATATCCGTGATGTTCACGTTTGCGACAACATCCTAATAGGTGAGGTAGGAACACGAGCAGACATTGACAACTTGCACCAAGGTCTTAGTACATCTCCAACGGAATATGCATCTAATGGTATTGTTATTCAACAATGCTATGCTGGTGGAACAGTTGGAACAATATCATGGCTTCGTTCCCGCGCAACAGCAACGTCAGGTTACGCTGCGATTGTTGTTAACTGCTATGGTGGATGGACGTTCGATAAACTTCGTGGAGGCCACACTGGAGTTGCTGCTGCCGTTAGTGGAGCAATGTATTTCAACACCTGTGGTCCAATGATAGTTAATGAAATCGTTACATTTACCAAGCGAGTGTTGATTCAGGCTGCTGATGGTCTGAAAATATATAAGCATGTTTATGCCGACAATTGTGTTGGAACAACCCCAACAACAATTGCTGCTCGTGCTGTTGAATTGGTTGCAATGTGCCGCAACGTCGAGGTTGAAAACATTCAAAATTGGCCCGGAGTTGCTAACTGTCATCCGTATCTATCTTTATTCTTTGCAAACACCACGCAAAACTGCTCGTTGCGTTTTTGCGGAACACCTGCTGCTCCGTTTAATGCCGGAACAGTAAACGTAATGGCATATATTTATGATGATGGTGGAAACAATTCAAACACCATGATTCAGCGCAACTGGATGACAGCGTTGCGTTCTGGTTTACATGGTGGTACCAATACATCAAACACCCTTACATCTGTTAACAATTATCAGGTTGATGCATCAAAGACAATTGGACCACAACAACAAAACAGTCAAGTTCATGGTAACAGATTCAACTCTGGTGGTGTTCCAAACTCATATTCAGCAATGTATGGTAATGCAATGTGGGACGGGTTTACAGGCGATACAACTACTCGCGCAGCGTTGATTCTTGTTGAAAAAACATCATACAACCAAGATGCATATCAAGTCACATATGGCCTTCCTCGATTCACTGGTGCTGGTCGATTGGCAATGTTGTTGGCTGGTGACCAAATTGAATGGACTTGGCCTTGGAAAATTTTGGGTTGGACTGGACTAACCACCTTTGCTCGTCAAGGACAGAACGTCGCAAACTTTACGTATGAATATGACCTCGATAAAGGTCTTGGATTCACGGGCTGGAGAACTTGCACCGATCTCGCTTTGGCTGCAGAGACTGGAATTGACCCAGTAAATGGTTTCCGATTGCGAGTCAGAATCACTTGTACGATTGCAAGCACTACAAACCGAATTGACTCATTCAGGATTGATGGAACAACAACACTGGCTTTGCAAAATGAAGCACTATACCCGTTGCCTGTTTCTGGATTTAAGATTGTTGGTTTCTCTGCTGGTTCCGATATTGTTATCTATGACGATAACATAATTGGTGATGGTACCGGAAACAACGTATTGGCAACTGGTGATGATGTGACGAACGAATGGACGTTCACATACTCTGGATTTCCAATCATTACTGTTGGGGTATTCAAGCCCGGATTTAAGCCTGAATACTTCCGTGGAATTACTATGACTGGGGTCGACACGACATACCGTGTTCAACAACGGGTTGATCGGGACTATGTTGGTTGAACTCCAACAAATGGTAAGTATTTGATGGGTTAACTTCTTTAGGAAAAACAAATGGCAAAATTAACTTCTCGGACGCAACTGATTGTTGGGACAAACCTGACAATTGACGAAGTTGCAAAAACTTTTGATTTTATTGCATCTGCTGATGGTTCAACGACCAACGGTCTGATTGCAAAAGATGGTGTGGCATTCTCTGCCATCTATTCCAAGTTCGTGGACTTGTGGACGACTGCTCCATACCAAGATTCCCCCTTCCCGATGTACTCCATTGACCGCGCTTCGGGTCAATACCAGTTTGGTACGGACGGTGCAACTTTTAACGGTTGGAAACCCGGTTCCGATGCAACCCGTCAAATGCTGCGCGATGGTGGTTGGACGGAATATACTGCTCTTGGGGTGGTTGCTCGTGAATATACCGGCATTGTGGGCCTGGGAACTGTATCTGCTGGCTCTCAGTTGTATTATCAGACCGTCTCTGGTGCTGCTCCCACTAACTTCACCTTTACTGACCAAGCAAACGAAGGTATTCAAGTTATCGGTAATGCTGTTGTTGACCCAACAACCACCACATTCGATAATCGTGCATATTTCAAGGGCTTTGTTCGTGAATATGGTAAGAAGTATAAAGACTCCATTCTGGCTGACACTGGTAAGACTTCTACCGGCGCGTTCATTGTTAACTTGCTGTTGTCCAACGAAGATGACTTGAAGATTCAAGCTAACGATGCCGCAATGTCGTCTGCTCCATATTCTGGCATCACTGTTAGCTATTTCACTGCCGACCAAAACCGTTTGATTGGTGGCACGAACTATCCTTTCCGCACTATCATTGATGGTAACGGTGCAACGCTGGAACAAATCTATACCAAGATTCAGTATCTGTTGCGTCAGAGTTCCAACATCAATACCGCTGGAACTGCTGGAACCGTTACTGGTAAAACCGCTGCATCGCTGTTGGCATTCTTGGGCGACACCTTGGAGACCGAGACTGGTGTTTACGTTGACAACGTGGCTCCTGCCGATAGTAACCGGATTGTTTTCCGTGACCAAAACGGCGTTTCTCGCTCAAACCCATACATTGCATCCGGCTCGATCACCTTCAACAGCTTCTTGATTGGTGCTGGTTCCAGCTTCCGTTTGATGTATGCTGTTCCTCCCGGTGCCGGTAATGACTACGGCGAGTCTGGTGCCATTACGGTGTTGGATTATGCTGGTGACCCAATCTCTGGAACCATTACTTCTGGTACCTATAACTTCTCGTTTGACTACGATGGTAGCTCTGTTGGTGGAACTGCCGGTACAGACAAGCCAGTGGTGTTGATGGGTATTCGTCCCGGCTTTGGTAAGTTCGCTGTTGCAACCGGCACTCTGACCCGTTCCAAGAACATCAGTTTGTCGTTGGTGGCCGAACAAGACCGGGCTTATGTTGCATAACTTTTAAGAAAACTCCCATCGGTAATTATACTTGATGGGAGTTTAAGTTTATCAACATATCGGATACTCTATGGCAATTATTTTTGATCCAATCGAAAGGCGAATCATTCTTGATTCTCCAAATGTGACTGTGCCTGAAATCTTCTCTCGGTGGGAAGATTGGATTGCTCAGTCAGACAATCTGAAGTATTTGCCAGCTTTTCGGACAGTGGGTGGTGATGGAATTTTGACTGGGCTTGAGATTCCACTCTACTTCTTTTTGATTAATGGCTGGCGAGTGCGTCCAATGGAAGCCGACCATACTTTGGTCATTGAAGGAAACTTGTTCGTTGATGGTGGCGGTGACCCAATCGTCCCAACGCTTGGAGTGTATCGAGTTTTGGTTAAGTCTGTTGTGCCAATGCAAGCACAAGTTGTTCAGGCAGCACAAGCAGCCATTACCCAACTTGACTTGAGTAACATTTCTTCGGCTGTTTGGGCATACCTAATGGCAAATGGAAATGTTGCAGAGGCTAACCTACTTGCAACAAAGATAGCTGCTCAAAACGCATTCAGTGTTTCGGCAGGACAATGAAAAAGGCCCGGAATTCCGGGCTTTTTAATCAACTAAAATTTCTTTAAAGAACCTTTACGAATTCAGAAAAATCTTTGACAGAGACCATTGTATCAAAATCTGGTCTTGGTTCCATCTTAGCCCACTCGATTCGCTCAAATGCAAGTGCTGCTTGAATTTCAATAAATCTGGATGTGCTCATTGCCACGCCAACCAACTTCACTTTGTCGCCTTTTGGAAAAACAATCTTTCCATCCTTTGTGAACTTCTCACGAACCTCGCTCATTCGCAAATCACGTTCAGGAACAGTTGCTCCAATGTGAAAAACAATGATCTGTTCTCCAATGAATGGTCGTGTTCCGACATAAGAAACTTTTTTGCCGGTTGATGTTGTTGTGAAGCCGTCACCAATTTCTTTGATGAGTTCTACTGTCAGTTTTTGTTTTGCCATATTAGTCCTTGTATAGATGTGGTTTTTGAGAGATGCGGAGAGCGATTCGTTCCCGAACAACATTGTTGTCAGATTCGGTTGCTTTCCAATTTCCGTAAAAGTCTTTTGGAAGACCGTCGAATGCATCTTTCCGAGAAATGTCTGGAACCATTCCTCTACTTACCATTTCAGCAGCAATTTTATCGAAACGATCTCGTAGAAATTGCTGTTTGTCATAGAAGAAAGTTACGTGTCCTGTATTCAGGGTGAAACCAGACGGAATTGAACGGAGAACTGAATTGATTGACTTGGAGTTTAGTGAACGGCGGAGTGCTGCTGGAACCATTGTAATTTCCCGCCACTCAGCAATCAGATGTGCTCGCTTCAGTTCACTTGGGTTGATGTCTGCGTTAATCCGTGTCATTGATGGTTGTATATCAAAAAGATGATGAGTAAAAGGAGAGGGAGAAGTATAGCATACCTTGAATCAGAAATCAAATCTTTGTTTTGATCTTCTTGTGACTCGTATGCGTCGGGACAAGCTGTCCCCTGCCATTCGTCTTTTTCGCTCATACTTTTCCTAAGTAACCTAAAATCGGAGAATTTATGGAACAAATTATTGAAGTTGGTTTTGGGTCACGTCCTGTTCGTATGCATGCTTCTACTGTACGAGAACGAAATCTTGTTACGGAGGGCATCGAAGACTATGCTGCTGCAAGTCATGCTCCTGACTATCATTCAGCTATCAGTCATGTGAAAAATACCGCAATGGGATTGGTTTCACCTGAAAGCCATGATTCTTTGCATAAAATTCACGACGCTCTTTCGGGAGGACTGAATGTTGAATCGTTTGAGAGAGCACATTCCATCATTTCCGATATGCCAAATCGCAAGGATAGGTTGCATCTTCGTGGGGCATATTCAAACAGCATGTGGAATATGCAACAGTTTGCTCACATAGACAAGAGCGACCCTCGCTGCGATTCAAATGATTTGTCTCACCATGAGGTTTCTGCTCTACATCAAGTTGGTTTCAGACCATCGCTTGGACATGAAGTTGTATCACATAAGACAGGCATCCCATACCGATACAACCAGAATCAAGGAACGCTGGAATTCACGAAACACAGTTTTCAACCAGTGACATCCTATCCTGCTCGCCTAATGTCTGTCAATCGAGAGGATCAGAATAAGACGGATTACTTGGATGATGATTTGATTAAGCAGACCGGCCCAATAAAAGGTGAGCATTTGGCTGCTGTGAAAGCATACACTAAGTTTTCAGACACTTTCAGCAAATATCACATTGCAAAATCTAAGGGACAAGAGATTGAGCGCAACGACGATCATCTTTCATCGGCTTATGGCCCACTGGTAGATGAAGCAGAGAAGCATAGTCCGATTTTGTCTGATGCAATCAAAAAATATGGTGGTCGAAATGTTGAACCAATGACTGTTTATACTGGAGTATCAAGACACTCGGTTCTTGATCCAAATCATCCAAATGCAAAAAAAGATGCCAATGGTCATCTGATTTATCACGCTCCAGCATTCAGTTCAACTTCAATCAATGAGAGTGTTGCTCATGATTTTTTAAGAGACAAACCTCATGATGAGTTTGGTGCTGTTCATGATGTTTTGAAAGTTGAGATTCCTGCCAACTATCCACATGGAGCATACATTGCACATCATAGCGAACATCGAACAGAAAATGAATTCCTGCTCGATAAGGGTCATCGCTTTGTTGTTGATCCAAAACCAACCTATATTGGTTCAAGAGACAAGTTGGTTCGCACTTTCAATGCTAAGTTGATTCCGCCAGTTGACAACGAATAAACAATGTCGGAAAATTGTTCTTCGTTTTGAGATCAGCAACCCCATATTCTTTCAGAAGTCCAGTCCATATTTGTATTCTTTATTTGGGTCATCCACGCCATTAACCGATATTCCTATGATATATTCCCCTGCTGGGTAATCTTGTAGGCTCATTACATAGGATTTTCTAAATCCAAACTGATATACTTTCTTTCGCTGTAGTGTTGACGCATCGAAAATTTCAACAATAAATCGACCGTTAGTTGAAGCATCCCATGTTTGCAGAATGATGTAATTATATTGAGTTCCATAACGAGGTAGTGTAAATTTGAAATAGTCTGGATCGTTTTTTGATACAGATGGCGTTATTCTGAGAATATCTACAAATGGATTTCCAGTACTATGTATTATGCCGAGGTCTTTTGCCGTTGTTAGCGTATCGTTTTGTTCATATGTGTCGTTTACTTCGTACCCGATTTGATGACTTAATAGATCGTGACTCGGAGTTGATGTTGATCCAGTGAACTTTGCAAAGATAGCTCTGTATCCAAATCCAGTTTTTCCCAGTGAGCTTCTTTTTTGGAAAACTTCTTCCCCGATTAAAGCCAAATTTAAGTTTGTTGATGTCTCAAACACAAGCAATTGGGTTTCGTTTACACTCAACTCTGGAGAATGTCTTGATATAACATCTGCTGCCCCTCGTATTGCTGGGGAGAGGTCAGTGACCGCTCCGTTTGCAATGGCTTGTATATCAGATGCATCTGCTATGAGTTTGTTTTCTGTCCACGGTTTAATGCTAATCGTGGTAAAGGAATCAGAAGACTGGTTGTATTGAACGAGTTGTCGTTCATACGGATTATAGTTTGATTCCGTCTCACTGACGGCAAAGAAAAAGTCCGAATAAAACCTAGTTTGGGTAACTGAACTTTTGTCTTCTGGATACTTTGTTGTTGCTCTCCACGTTTCTGGATCGGTTCCAGATGGTCTCCAATGTACGAAACCGCCTGCATCGTATTTGACCATTGCTTCCCACAGATTGGTGTCGGTTACTGCTCTTGTGGTCGAAACTATATCATCTGACTCTGCGATCCTCACAACGATGTCATGAAAATCACATTTCGTAAGTTCCATTACCTGTTCTACTCGGTTTTGGAAGATGTACGACTTTTGACTCAACAATGAATATCGTTTAGTTTCTTTTTTTTCACATTCTTGTTCAATTGCAGAAACAATTTTTTTATAGTTTGGAACGGATGAGTCCGTTGTTATTGTTGTCATCATGATTGTTATGCCTTCGTTGAATCATTTGAGCCAAACGTATATGTATATTCCGTTGATGTGCTCAATGTTCTCTTATCAACTTCTTTTAGGATAGACACGGAACAGTCTTTATACTGTGCCCTTGCTTTTATTATCATATCGTCAAACAGTTCTTTTCGTTTAGCAAAGTCCGTTTCGGATGACATGAGTGTGTAGCTGACCATAAAATTATCCCGAGTATACGTTGGATGAGCCAGTTTTCTTTTCATCTGGCGGAAAGTCGTCATCGAGGTCACCAATCCTCGTTATTCCCCTACCATTCACAAAAACTGAACTTGACCCAGTGACGGTTGTGTTTGGTGGAAAGTCGGTGTCTAAATCTCCGATAGCACAAACTCCCCTACTATTCACAAAAACTGAATTTGATCCAGTTCTCATGGCATCTGGTGGGGAGTCGGTGTCTAAATCTCCGATAGTAACAACAGCAGGCATATGTCTGGAAGGGCTTTAAATAGGGCTACAAGGAGTTTAAAACAAAGGTTGATACTGGGCGTCCAGAATCAATTTAAACGCCTCAAATGAGGATTAAAACGGCATGGAGGAGCAATGAACCGATAATGGCAATCATGAGGTTTCGATTCGATGGATGTTGTTTGGATTCAAGTGCCTGAACTCGATCATCAAGTTCATCAAACCTGAGTTCAATCATTGCCATTTGAAGATTGTTTAGCGGGACTTCTTCATCTGAACTTGTGGGAGATTCAACCAACGTATAGTCAGCTTTATGATGTTTACCACCAATGCCAATCAACGTAATAAATTCTCCGTCCGAAGATTCAACTGTCCATTTGAATTCTGGATTTGTGTTGAGTGAAACGACGTCATTCTTTTTCATATTCTGGCCTTGGTGGATTTACTTCATACATAAGCGCACGGATGTTTCTTCGTGCGGTTTCTTCAAGAGTCTCGTGAAACATCTTGGTTCGGAAAATTTGTTTCTTTTCTAAGAATTTGAGCAGAAACTTTGCTTGGTCAACCAAATAACAACCTTGTTCGATACAAATGTTCAGTTGGCATTTCAGAAAAATTTTGTAATCCAATGCCAGAGATGCCAAGTCAGCATCCAATAGACATGCCAGTTCAATTGAGACTGGTTCATCGCTCAAGTGGTCTTCGATTGTTGTGTGGCGAATCCAGTCAGCAATGTGATCTGTGTTTCCGTCTGTGTTGTTCTGCATGGCAGCAGCAGAATCTTCTTCATTGGTTTTGTTTCCAATAACATATACCGCATCGTGCCAAATTCCAGCAGTCCACAAATCATTCATTGCGTCTTCGGACAATCCATTGCTTTTTGCTAATGTAGATGCCATGCTACCAACAGAAATAGCATGTTCCCATGTGTGATAGTGTCTGTGATTTCCCAAATAGTGGTCACGACAGATGTTGGTCAGCATTTTCGATTTTCTCTTTCAGTTGATTGATTGATTCAATCAGTGCAGCATTCCGTTCCTCTATTTCACGAATTCGTTCCTCAGTTTTGGCAATTGTATTGATTGCGTGTAGAACTGGACTGCTTGTCAGGGTATCAATCATTCCCTGAAGTTTACTTATTTGTTCTTGGAATTGTGTTCGATCCATAGGAACCCCAAGTAGAAGATTGTTGTTGCAATGACAAAAATATCAATGTTGTCCATAGTGTTTCAGTAGCAAGTCTCGTCGGGTCTTCAGTGTGTCTGAAACTTCACTTCCAAATGAGTGTGCCTGAACTATATCATCAATGGTGTCATCGGTCAAGTGTTTTTTAATTTCTTGTGCAGCAACTTCATGGGCCATTGGATGAACTTGTCCAAAAACTTTTCCAGTTGGGCGACGAGCAACCTTGAATGACTCGATTTCATCAACGTCATTTCCAAATTCTTTTTTGTCTCCCATTGCTCGGAACATCATCGCGCCACCTTGGTCAGCAGAGATGACTTTACCATTGGAATGCAACAGATTATCGAAATCCAACCCAACAATATCATGATTTTTGGTAATCACTGCCATGTGATGGATTTTTGCCATCTCGATGTGATTTTCAGCAGAGTCTCCGAGATAGTCTTTGATTTTGTCTGGATGCCCAAATGGGGTTGCTGTTTGCCATTTGGTTACAACATGTGTTCCACTTTCGGTGTTGTGGATAAATGGATTTAGCGTATTGATACCAACAGCATTGTATAGCTTGCTTGTTGCAACTTCAACATGAGCTTGTTTTGGGTCACTTGGGGTCTTCAAATAATACTTTTGATTATCTGAATCGTAATGAACACCGCCCGGATTTGATCCGAGTTGACTGTTTGGTTCTTTTTTTAGTTGCATACGATTCCCCGATTGACCAATGTAATTTTTATTAAGGAATACTTGGAGGAAGATGACTGAATCGAACCGTTACCGTTTTCACAATAGGACGGTTTTCAAGACCGTTTATGCACCATGCATCCCATCTTCCTTACTTACAAAACAATGGAGCATCCGACAGGACTCGAACCTGCGTAAACTATTCGCCTCTTGGGTGGAAGCCAAGTGCTCTACCAACTGAGCTACGGATGCATACTGGTGGGATCTATCAGACTCGAACTGATATCTGCGCCATTATGAGTGACGAGTCTTAACCTTTAGACGAAAATCCCAATAGGCTGGTCTGGGATGTAGGAATCGAACCCACATTTAAGGGATAGAAGCCCTCTGTATTATCCATTATACGAATCCCAGTTTAATTTCAAATGTAGTTTGATGTGTCCTTGATTTTTGGATTCGTCTTTGCAATTTCTTTCAGACGATCCTTAAACCCATCGGGTGGTTGCAGAATTCCCATCCTGAAGGCGTCACCGAATGTAGGAGCCCCACCAATAAATTTTTGAGAATTTGTTGACGAGCATTCTGGACATTCTTGTCCGTTATTCATTTCAGACATTTTCACGAGTTTATCAAAAACGTGATCACAGTCCAAACAGCGATAATCATAAGTTGGCATAAATTTTCCTTGTGGTTTACTTAGCGGGTCAGTTGAATGACCAACCAAGAAAACACAGTTTCCCCGGTTTTGCTGCTTCGGTCAAACCCAACTTCAATAATTTGCTCGCTCATTTCAAGCCTTCCCACAGTTTAATGAATGCTTCCTTGGTTGTTTCGTCGAAGCGGTTTGTGCAGAGTTCAATTGCATCGTCCATCTTACCGAGTGTAACATATGTGTTCAGAATAAACAAGGCTCGCCGTGTTGTGATCAACTCTTCAATGGCTTCTTCTTTGAAGGATTTACGAATAACCTGAATCCATTTGTTCAATTTTTCAATCATGGATTTGTCGGTGTCCGAAATTTCCACTGACTTTCGCAGATATTTGATGTGATTTGACAGAATGTTTGCTTCAACTTTTTCTGGAGCATATTCCATTTCAAATGTGACCATGAATCGCTCAAGGAACGCATCATTTTGGATTGTTGTGCCAATGTATCGACCAGTTGAGTCGCCACGACCCTTTGTGTTGTCTGTTGCAATCACAATGAATCCTTCTTTGGGAACAACCAATCGGTTTGCAGACTTCACGAAAAATGGCTTGCCTTCCATTGCTTGCTGCAAACACATTGCTTCGCCGGGATCGAGAACGGACAATTCATCAATGCACAGAACAGCACCAGTTTCTGCTGCCCACACAACAGGGCCAACTTCATAGACGATGTTTCCATCAATCAGGGTTTTGGTGCCAATCAGTTGTTCTTCCTTTGTGTCACGAGAACAACCAACGCGCACAAGTGGTTTATTCAATGATGCACAGATGTTTTCCAACATCTCGTTTTTACCAGAACCAGATGGGCCAGAAATGTAGAGAGTGAAAAAGTTTGCCTTTTCAACCAATGCCTTTACTTGCTTATATGGCCCCCATTCAACATAGTTTGGGTTTGCCAACGGAACCATTGCCTTTTCATCAAAACGACAAATCACATTGGATGGAAGTTCATCATCAGTCTCTTGCTCAACTGTTCGGGTCTGTTGTTCTGGAACAGATGCAATAATTCCGGCATCCAGCGAATGGACGCCACGACCAACTTTGGTTGCTGTCCAAAATGCTGTTGGAACCTTTTCTCCAGTTGATTCAATGAAGTCCAAAACTTGTGCCCGAGTCACAATGTCTTTTCCGGGGAAAAAGTCACGCAAGGACTGCATGGCTTGGCGAATCATAATTTGAGCAGAGGTGGAGAGTGTGGTCATAATGTGTTTCCTAAAGATTGAATTGTATCACAGTTTTCAGCGTTGGCACGTAATTTTTGCCAAATTTTTCCAATCATGCGTCATTAGCATCAAATCGGCCAGTTTACCAACCATACGTAAGGAGAGTTCTCGCATTGTGTTTTGATTTTCCGTCATATAGTCTAACAATTCCCATCGTTGAGCCAATGACAATGTGTCTGACAGCATGTCCCCATCAATAAGAATTTGCTTTATACGAATGATGTAATCACGCTTGGATTTGAGTCCAAGATTTATGTAATGACTCCTGGATATTAATGCTTCAAAATGAGGAGCAAACTTAGAATCGCTGTCGATTTGTTCCTGAAAATCATAGTTCGTAATGAAAATCATTGAACCGTTGAATTCAAATGTAGATGGAATGATTTCACCATCCTCATCTTCGATTGGTTTGTTTGTCATCCATGCGACCTTACGAGTCTTGGACGAGTCACATGCAGCTTTCAGGATATTGAGTGTATTTTCGTCCCCAAAAACAGAATCACAGTCATCAATCAGGATCACTTGCCCGGTGTTTCGATGTTTGTAGAGTTGCTTATAAAGACTGATTGCAGTGATTCGACCTTTGATGTGTGAAAACTTGAGGGCACCAGATTCAACAATCCTCTCAACAGAAAAACTCTTTCCGACTCCGGGAGGACCACTCAGAATCAGTGCGCGATTGATTCCACTCACAGTTGCCCGCGACATGATTTCCAGCGCATTGAAACGAACCGCAATGCGCTCGGAAATCTCCTCATCGGTTTCATGCACATCCATTTTTGATGGTGATACATCATTGAATTCAATTTCCTTAGAGAAATTCATCCAACCATGACCAGCGCCGAAATCGTTACGGAGACGATTGAAGAATTTTTGAGGTAAGCCATCTTGACTAAACCGACTCGCTACGTCACGGGTGCGAGTGTCTCCAATAAATGTTTGACGGAGAGTCGTGACCAATTCTGGGTAGTTCATTAGCATCCTTGTTTGCAATGCCTGAATTGTATCACGAATTTTCTCAAATCGCCAAATTGTCCACCAAAATGTTCAACATTATTTTAGATTTTCTGATTCTTCCAAAATTTTTACTGAACTTGTTTTTGATTTTTGCAACAGTGTCGCCTTCTTCAATAGACACACTATAGTCATCGTCCTCCACTCCAACAGAACGAATAAACAATGCCGGAAAATTGTTCTTCGTTTTGAGATCAGCAACCCCATATTCTTTCAGACTTCCAGCAAATTGCAATGGAACGTCTCCGAGAATGCGAGAAGCCATTTGGCGCAAGGAATTGCTGGTTTTTGAAACAGCCATTGTTGATAGAGTCACGTCATATCGTTGTTTAAAGATACGAGACATGATGTCAATGCTTGCATATCGACCAGAACTTGTGTTGATAAACCCAGTTTTTGTCATTGGGTCATATACGTATTTTTTGCGATCCAGATATGGGGAATCTGTTGGGTCGCCATCGGTGATGAGGAAAACTTTTCGTTGATCTATGTGAGCAAAGAATTTCGGAATAACGAGTTCCAAATTTGCAATGGCACTCATCGTTGGTGTTGAACCGAACACCCAACCGCGACGACGATAGAGTCGATAAATCGACACATGATAGTCACCCAATGACTGCTCGCTTGACAGACATTCAATCAATGGAGTATTACTTCCATAAGAATGACAGAATGTGTTGAAAAATTTACTCTCAGATGTTCCTTGAATAGCATATTCCTCGTGTTGATATTCCAATTTTTGGATGTCTGCACCAAACATAAAAACTTTGAATGGGATGGACACTGCCCGACAAAATTCGGAAATTGTTACAACTTGCTGAAGCATGTCGTTAAACATGTTTTGGATAGAACCAGAGCAATCCAAAAGCATGATCAAAGCATGATTTTTTGCATTGCCTTGTTTATATTTTGTGCGAAAGAGATCATCACTGACTTTGTATAATGCAAGACGCCCACTATCAAGTGTTCCTTGTTTATCCAGCTTTCGATTCATCATTCGATGTGCAGACTTTCGGGCTTCAAACATCATTGCCATGTGTTTGACAGAATTTTGAAAAGATGATTTAAACGAAACTGCAGTTGAAATCTCTTCTGTTCTGGTTGACAAACCTAGGTCGGTTTTTTCCAAGAATTCTTTTGCTGAAACAATGAATGCTGCTTTTCGTTGTTGATATACAACAGTGGAGATACCGGACAACAATTGGTCACTCATGCTTTTTTCAGAAATTTCCATTGGATTTGTATCCAATTTTTCAACCAAATCTTCCAGCAATTCGTTTTGCTTGTGTCCGGCGGTTCGATTTCCTTTGAGAATTTCAGAAAGAGCGTGGATTTGGTCTTCGGTCAATTCCATTGGTTGACCGTCTTCGTCTACTTCAGACTCAGTGATTTTTTGCATCAATCCAGCAAGTTCTTCTTCAGTGGCATTTTTCAATTGTTCCCAGATGTTTTCTTGATTTTTCCGAGACATTGCATACAACTCAACAGACAAACGGTTGATGTCATCGTTTGTTTCGGCCAACATGCACCGATTATAGAAATCCAGTTCTGACTCACTCAGGGGAATAAATGAATTCAGAGGGAACCCAAGTTTTGCATAGCAATTCAAACGGGTTGGAAAATTACTGAATGGGATTTCGCTGATGTCGCCAAAGAAGCCATCATTCAGGAGAAACTCATACCCCTTAATGAAATATTTTACAAATCCGGGATACTCTTTTTTAAAGAGTCGTTCATCTCGAATGTCCAAAACGATGTTATGGATACCATGTTCAACTCCTGCGCGATGTGCAGAGAGGCAAGTTTCCATATCAGAAAACAACAAGTGTGCTGTCTCGTGGGCCAACATGGTCATGCGAACATCCACGTTTGTCATATTGGCAAACATGGGGAACACAATCTCATTTTTTCCAAAATTGATGGAAGCTGTTTTTGCTGTATCTGAATATCGAACAGAGATGCCTTTGGTCGATAGGATCGAAGACAACTTACCGGAAACAATCGAAGAGTGAATCAGGTCTTTGAGTGAAATTTCAGGAGTTTTGTTCATGAGTGAATTGTATCACAGTTTAGCCAATCATGTTCGCTGAAATGCGTTCAAATGAATCGGCTGTTGTTTTGTCAGGACACTCTCGATTGAATCGCGGCAAGAAAACCGAGTATCCACCTTGCTTGTTTGTCACACACCCACCATGGGTTACGTTTATGATTGACGAAATGTTGATTTCACTTTCTCCGGGAAAGACTGTGTGTGTTGTGGTGATGTTATTGTCGGTCACTGAATATTGCACTGGGTTTCCAGTGATATTTGCAAAAATCTGTGACCGAAGAATCAATGAGAATCCCGATACATTGACAGTGACTTTACCCTCAGAAGACGAGCAAACGAGAGACCCCATGTTACCAGAAAGGAATCCTTCACCGGCAGTCCATCCAGTCACTTCAAAATCATTTTCAACTTCAAGTTTCAGTTTGAGTTGCTTCTTGCTTCGCTTGTCTTCCCAAATCAAGTCTTTGTCCTTGAGCATAACGCCTTCTTCGCCTCGCTCAAGGTGTTCTGCCAAAATTGATTGGGCTTCTTCAAGTGAGTGAATGGTTTTTGACCAGATGATTGATATTTTTTCTTGTTTCGAAAGTTCCAGTTCTTGGAGTTTTTCAAATCGAACAGAATATGGGATGTCGCATTCAACGCTCACGAAGTTTTTGAATGGAATCGTATCCCAAACAACCATGTGAAGTCGAGAAGATTCTTCTTCACTTATTGTTCCACGAATGGCTTTGTTGATGATGCCGTTTCCAGTTTGACGAACATCAATCTTTTTTGTTGTTGGGTCAATGGTGACCAATTCACCATCAAAGACGCATCCTCGATGTTCGGACAAGAATGAAAAGTTTTGATGGGTTTCAATCAAATTTCCCTGACGAGAGCGAACCGTTACGTTCCCATCGCCATCAACAATGATATTTGCTCGTGCTCCATCCGACTTTGTTTGAATGAAAACCCCATTTTTCCAATTCAATTTTTTCCCAAGTTTTTCTTCGTATGGTTCGGCCAATAGAACTGGATAGATTGGGATTAGGTTAGACCAAACTTTATTTACGGTCTTATCACTAACCCCACAGTCAGGAGACTTTTTAAGAATTCGCTCAACCATGCTTTTCTCAATTGAACTCAGGGTTACCATGCGAGCCGAAATAGCTTCCATTGCTGCATGTCCTGTCAATTTTCTGGTAGCAATGGTGTTTTCAAGAAAATCCATTACTTCTGAAATCGAAGAAGGGACATCAACTGTGTGTTGCCGAACTGTCCTGATATAGAACACAATGTATGGGTCAAGGGACAGTCGGAAAAATTGTTTTAGGATTTCATTATTTTTTTCTCGAACAAGAATTTCCATTTTTTCGGTTTTCTTGCTTGTTGATTCGAGGTCAATGATGGCTTGCATGGTTTTCCTAAGTAAAAGAAAGGGGAATTTATGGCAACAACTTATGATGGATATGGGGTCTATGACTCAATTGTTTGGTATGACACTGGACTCTCTGGAGCACCAATTGTTCCAACAATGAACAGGGACATCTATATCAACCAAGGTCAAGATTTTAGCAAAGTGTTTCGAGTAATGAATCCGGCAACATATTTGCCGGTAGACATCACCACGGCTGTTTTTGTTGGTGGTATGAAGCATAACATAGAATCTCCTGCATTGCTACCCTTTGTGTTTGAAATTTTGGACGGACCTGCCGGTAAATTCAAAATTACTCTAACGGATGCCGAAACGAGACCCCTTGACCGACTGTCATACATGTATACCATTCAGATGACAATGGATGGTATCGACCTTCGTTCACATCAAGGAACAGCATTTGTCAGTATGGGAGTAGTATAATGGCTATCACAAACGTAACAGAATTTAAAAAATACTGTCTTCGGGTTCTCGGTGCCCCTGTTGTCACTGTAGACATTACCGATGAGCAAATGGAAGATCGGTATCAGGAAGCTCTCCAAAAGTTTCAGACATATCATTATGCCGGAACAGAAAGAACTTATCTGAAGATTCAGGTAACAGCAACTGACATGGCAAACAAATTTCTCCCTCTGCCGGTTTGGGTAACGGGAGTGAGTCGAGTCATGTCAATGACCGATGGAACTGGAAATTTGTCGTCGCCATTCTCTTTGCAGTATCAACTTCGGATGAATGACATTTGGGATATGGGGTCAACTAACATTGTCTACTATGAACAGTTGATGCAGTATACCACAATGCTCGATCAAATGTTAAATGGAAAACCTCTTTTTCGATTCAACCATGTCATGGACAAATTGTTCATTGATGTTTCATGGGGAAGCAAAATCAATGAAAACGATTGGATTGTTATTGAGTGTCATCGCGCCCTCGATCCAACGGAATACGTTAAAATTTTGAATGAGTCGTGGTTCAAGAAATATACCACTGCGTTGTTTAAACGTCAATGGGGATCAAACCTGAAGAAGTTTCAGGGGGTTCAATTGATTGGCGGTGTTGCATTGGACGGACAAGGAATATACGACGAAGCTGTTGGAGAAATTGAAAATCTCGAACAGGAACTGCGAGACGTATATGAGGAACCACCAATGGCGTTCTATATGGGATAAAGAAAAAAGGGAGCAATTGCTCCCTTAGTTATTTCAGAATCTGAATAAGATGTTCTGCTTGTGATACCGCATCATCAACCGAACAGTGTGCCATTCCAGTTCTTTGGATTGGAACCAAGTCTCCCAATAATGCAGTTGTTGTGCGATAGCATCTGGTGTGTTTGTATTTCCAAGGTATGGTCTTTTGTAGGACAGTGAAGTGGTGCTTCATGATCGGAATGTCAAAGTCGGCTCCATTCGACCAAGTTGGCATCGAATAGTCTCCATACCAATTCAGGAATGCATCGACTCCATCAACATAACCAACTGCATTTTTGATAGCAGAATCAATCACTTCTTGTCGTTGTTCTTTCCACCACTTCAAGGTTTCTTTTGAGATTGTGAATCCAAACGCAGCGCCTTCCTTGATTTTCAAATTGATGTAAAATTTGTCAATGATTCCATTCTCATTGAATTTACATGCACCAATCGAAAGAACTTGTGAAGTTAGGTCTGTGTCTAATGTCTCCAAATCAATCATGCAATTTGGGACTGAGAGTGGATTACTCATTTGGTTCCATTTCTTTCATTTTTGCAACGATTCGAGCATGGTCGTCCAACAACTTTTGTCGCATGTGTGGGATAGCAACCAAAAGCTCTCCTGTTTTACTATCAACCCATCCGTTTGATGTTGCATGGGATTCTGTATAGTTTGGTTTGGTGTCGAGAATGGTTTTCATCAGTCAAAGTCAAATTCTGTTGAAGCAACTGCCCCAGTTGCATAACGGGCTGCATCAAGTGCAGGTTCATTTTTCTGTTCTGGTTGAGAATAGCTGCTATCGCTCTGTTCGATATTGTACATCTTCATCCTTGCTCTGTCAAGGCCAACAACGAACCTTTTATAGTAGTTGGGGTCACCAAAACGATTTTTCAATTGCTTTATCATCATTTGGTTCAACTCATCCAGTTCTTCTGTTCGGATAATGCCCAAAAGCAAATCAGCAGTCATGACAATACCAGCAGATTCAGAAATTGATTCAATATCAAAGTCCGATGCATTGTATGCCGAACGATTGGTTTGCACTGCCGAAATGACAAGCATATCCAATTCCATTGCCAATGCTCGTAGTTCTTCTGCCACTGTTTTTTGTGTGGTATACGAATTTGCTGTTGACGAATTTCGATATTTGTCTGATGCTGTAATCCCCATATAGTCAACAACCAATACGTCTGGTTTAAATCCTTCCTTGGCAATCAGGTCATTGATGAACGTCTTGAACATTGCTGCCGAACCAGTTCCTGTTGGATATTCTTTGACAATCAATCGACCATGACTTTTACTGTCAAGTTTCTGGACTCTATCCAAGAAAACATCCTTGGGAAGTTTCTTAACATCTCCCATTGGGATATTGAACATATTGGCATCAATTCGCTCAGAGACCC